TGGGAGCTGGAAGAGTTCTTATAGAGTTATCAAAGAGATTTTGTGGTACTACTGATGAAGACGCTTTTGTTATGTGGTGTTTACTTATTTCTTTGTTTAATTCTGTACATATAACTGGAAAGGAAATTTATCAATGGACCCATTCCTTGCCCTCAGGACATTACCTTACTGCTGTAATAAATTCAATTTTTGTTTTGGTATCATTTTGTGTGGTATGGCAGATTCACAAGAATAATGCCTCATATGTGTGTGCTAGACGTTTTTATAAAACGTGTGGCAAAGTAGCATACGGTGATGATCATGTGATATCTGTTCCACAAAGTGAACCAGAATTCAATCAACAAACATTAATCGGACTATTTAAGCAAATAGTTTTGAGTTACACTATGGAAGATAAAGATGCTGTTGCTTCTTCAGCTTTTCGTAAGATTACTGAAGTTAGTTATCTTAAGAGAAAATTTGTTTTTAATAAAGATTATCAACAATGGTTATCACCGCTAGATTTAAAAACAGTATTAGAATCTCCTATGTGGCTTCATAAATGTCCTGACCCAATTGATCAAACTAAAGCTCAAATTGATAATTCACTTAGAGAATTGAGCTTACATGATGGTGATATTTGGAATAAGTGGTACCCCGTGTTTGCGAAGTGTGGAAAACAAATTGGACATTATACAGAATTTGTAGATCATGCGGAAACGCGAGCGGAAGTACTTTTGAATTAGGCCCCTAAGATGTGATCTTTGCTCGAATAGGTTAAAATGACAGTTGTTAATATTTGAGTAGATGCTATTTTAGGAAGGACGTTAGCTATTAAGCTTTACCACTCAGGATGCGTCAAGGCAGCCCCTTAATATCCAGAGAACCTGTCTAGGAAAGTTGCATTCGGTTGTGCATTTTCTGAAATTACCCATGACCGGCTTCAATAAATAATGTAGAGAAAACAAGTCCTGAAAGGGCAAATTATGAAGAAGCTCCAGAAGTATCACAAACAGTTGAAGAACAAGTTCAGATAGTTACTTTTGAGAGCGATGAGGCAGTTGTTTCGGAGAAATTACCTTATGAAGTTCAAATTCCTAAATTTCCATCTATTCAACATACTGATGGTTCTTTGCATAGTGTTGTTTCATTTTTGCAGAGACCGCAGTTGTTGAGTACATTTCGTTGGACATCTACGGCTGCTAGGTCAGAAAATCTTTTCCGGCCCGCAGGAAGGGTTGAGGGACTCCTTGTACCTTCTGGATTGTTTAGGAATAGAAACATGATATCACTTAAGTTAGATGGATTTACTAGTTTTAAGGCGACCTGTGTATTGAAGTTGCAGATTAACGCTCAACCATTTCAATGTGGTAGATTGTTG